GGTAGAAAGTGGATTAGTTGGGTAGATACACCACAAACAACCCTTTCTGAGATGGATGTATTTGGTAAATTTGTTTTTGTTGGAGTTACTGCTAATGGAGTTATGCCACAAATTGCTACACCCTCTAATGCAGGGTTGTTAGAACCGCACAAAATACAAGCAGCTTTGGCTGAGTCAATATTAATAGAAAATAGTCCCTATATACCAGAGTGGTCATTAGTTGTTGAGTTATTTATTTTATTGGTTTTTGTAACTTTAGTTTGGTTTGCGTTACATTATTTTGGTATTACTTTAGGCATAATATCTGCTTTAGTGTTAATGATAATTACTGGATCAGGTGGTATTTATTTTATTCAACAAGGTACATTAATTGACGTATCTTGGACAATAATATCTGAATTTATAGCAGGCTCTACGGCTTTTTACTTACGTTTTAGACAACAATATAAATTAAGACAACAAATAAAAAAACAATTTGAACACTATTTAGATCCAAGACAAGTCAAACATTTACAAGATAATCCAGACTCTTTAGTGTTGGGTGGAGAACGCAGATATTGTACTTTTCTATTTACAGATGTACGTGGTTTTACAGCATTATCTGAAAAACTAGAGCCAGAAGAAGTAACTAATATTATGAATGAGGTGCTTACTATACAAGCAAATACAGTCAAATTTTATGACGGTATGGTAGATAAATACATAGGTGACGCTATGATGGCAATATTTAATGCACCAGTTGATGTACCAGATCACGAAACAGCAGCAGTATTGTGTGCTAAAGAAATCCAAGATAAAGTAAAAATGGCTAATTTAGGTGTTGATATTGGCGTTGGTATAAATACTGGATATGCCGTAGTTGGTAATATGGGTAGTGATACAAGGTTTGATTATTCTGCTATTGGTGATGCAGTAAACTTAGCTGCAAGGCTTGAAAGCTCGACAAAGGAAGTTGGAGAAGATATTGTAATAGGTTATGATACTATTAAATCTAGTTCATTTAGCGACCAAATTATGTTAAAAGAACTTGATAGTATTTTTGTTAAAGGCAAAAAAAAGCCTATTAAAATATATACATTACAAAATGGTTAATAAAAAAATGACAGTAAATGATGTTGCAGAAAGACTAACAAAGTTAGAAACAATATCACATGAGCGTTGGAAGACTGCATTTAATGAGTTTTCTGATATAAAACAAGAAATAACCTATATTAATTCAACTATGAAAGCAGCCACCTTTGGCGTATTTGGCTTTCTTGGTGCTATTGGTATAGCTGTATTAACGAGTATATTAATATGAAAGGAATACTTAAAAATATAGTTGGTGCTGTGGCTCCGACATTAGGTTCAGCTATGGGTGGTCCGTTAGGCAATATGGCTATGGGTAAAATAGCAGAAGTATTAGGTGTATCTAATGATCAAAAATCTATACAACAAGCTATGCAAAGTGCTACACCTGAGCAAATGCTGGAACTTAAAAAAGCAGAACAAGAGTTTGAAGTGCAAATGAAAGAACTTGATGTAGATGTTTTTAAATTAGAAACACAAGACAAACAACATGCTAGAGGTATGTTTAGCAAAGACTGGACCGCAAGGATTATCGGTCTATTTACTATTGGTGGGTTCCTTGGTTATATATTTTTAGTTACCTTGCAGCCACCAGAACAAAACTCAGAAGCATTAATAAACCTAGTCTTAGGTTATTTGGGAGGACTTGCGAGTGCAATTATTTCGTTTTATTTCGGAGCATCTCACACAAACGACAAAGGAGAATAAGATGAAAATATCCCAAGAAGGATTGTCTTTAATAAAAAAATTTGAAGGTTGCGAGCTTGAGGCCTACAAATGTGCAGCAGGAGTTTGGACTATAGGATATGGCTCTACAAAAGGAGTTAAAGAAGGAGATACCATAACTCAAGATGGAGCAGACAAATTATTAGCAGAAGAAATGCACGAATATGAAGGATACATAAATGATATGGTCACTTCTGATTTAAAACAAAATGAATTTGATGCTTTGGTATCGTGGGTGTTTAATCTTGGACCTAGTAACTTATCTTCAAGCACTTTGTTAAATAGATTAAACAACAAAATGTGGGATGATGTGCCGAATCAAATAAAGCGTTGGAACAAAGCTGGTGGTGAAGTTTTACAAGGCCTAGTAAGAAGAAGAGAAGCTGAAGCTTTGCTATTTGAAGGCAAAGAATGGCATGAGGTTTAACTATGCCATTAAAAAAAACAGTATTTAGACCAGGCATAAACAGAGAGGGTACTGCTTATGATAATGAGGGTGGCTGGTTTGATTGTAATTTAGTTCGTTTTCGTAAAGGTAGACCAGAAAAATTTGGTGGTTGGGAAAAACTTAGTTCTGCCACATACGAGGGTACTGCAAGAGCATTACATGGTTGGATCTCATTAGGCGGAACCAAGTATTTAGGTTTAGGAACACATTTAAAATATTATATTGAAACTGGTACAGTATTTAATGACATAACTCCAATAAGACTAACGACATCTGCAGGAGATGTTACTTTTTCAGCCAGTAATGGTGATGCAACTATAACCGTTACAGATACATCACATGGCGCAGTACAAAATGATTTTGTTACATTTAGTGGTGCATCTAGTTTAGGTGGTAACATTACAGCTGCAGTTTTAAATCAAGAGTATCAAATAGCCACTATAGTAAATGCTAATAGTTATACGGTAGAAGCAAAAGACACTTCAGGATCGACTGTAACAGCAAACGCTAGTGATAGCGGTAACGGTGGATCTTCTGTCGTTGGAACATACCAAATAAATGTGGGTTTAGATGTTTATGTGCCTGGAACTGGTTGGGGCATAAACGGTTGGGGTGAGGGTACTTTTGGTAGTGCTTCCTCATTAAGCAGCACAAATCAGTTGCGTTTATGGACACATGATAATTTTGGCGAGGATTTAATTATAAATGCTAGAAATGGAGGTATTTATAAGTGGACAGAAAATAACGGCGTGTCTACAAGAGCAGTAGAATTATCTGGTATCTCAGGAGCAAACCTAGTGCCAACTGTAGGATTACAAGTAATAACATCAGAGGTTGATAGACATCTAATTGTATTAGGAGCAGATCCTATATCTGGAACAAGTAGAACTGGAACTATTGACCCCATGTTAATAGCTTTTAGCGATCAAGAAAATGATCTTGAATTTGAACCACTATCAACTAATACAGCAGGATCTTTACGATTATCTTCTGGGTCATCAATTATTGGAGCGGTTAAATCAAGACAAGAAATATTAGTTTGGACTGATACTGCTTTGTATAGTATGCAGTTTATTGGCCCTCCTTTCACTTTTGCAATAAATTTAATTAATGAGGGTACAGGATTGGTTGGTCCTAACGCTGCAATAACAGCACCTTCAGCTGTATTTTTTATGAGTTACAACAGTTTTTATGCATACAACGGCACAGTACAAACATTACCTTGCTCTGTACAAAACTATGTATTTAATGATATTAATCTTACACAATCGTTTAAAATTAATGCTTTTACTATAAAAGATAAAAACGAAGTAGGCTGGTTTTATTGTTCTAGTAGCTCTGATGAAATTGATAGATACGTTATTTACAATTATGCAGAACAATTATGGTTTTATGGTCAATTGGTTAGAACAGCTTGGCTAGATTCTGGTATAGAAAATTATCCTAGAGCAGTAAGTGGTGGTTATTTATTTAAACAAGAAAGTGGATTTAATGATGATGGATCACCTATGACTGGTGTATTTATAGAAAGTTCTGACTTTGATTTAGATGATGGAGACAACTTTGCTTTTGCTAGAAGAATAATACCTGACTTTAAATTTATAGAAGATTCTAATAACGGAAGCGTAAATGTAGTAGTAAAAACAAGAAACTTTCCAGGCGATACTTTGACTACAAACTCAACAAACGAAGTATCTAGTACAACACAACAGGCACATATACGTGCTAGAGCAAGACAAATGGCATTACGTATAGAAAGTAATGATGATGCAACAAATAACGGTAATTTATCAATAGGTTGGCGATTAGGAGCTACAAGAATAGATATAAAATCAGACGGTAAAAGATGAGTAAGCTATTACCAACTCAGCTACCTACAGCGCAAAACGAGGTAGATCCTAATACATTTAACCGTTTAGTCAGATTATTAGAAATAAATTTAGGGGCGGTAGACCTAGACAATACGCGTCAAGTAAGCGAAAATGAGCTCAATACTATAAATTTTAATGCTGGTAGTATTATTTGGAATACAACATTAGAAGTATTACAAGTATATACAGGCAATAAATGGGTAGATATTGGTACAAGACTTGTAGATGATGGTTTACAAGCAACAAGTGCAGTAGGTAAGGTTACAGTAAAAAACAACGGAGCCACATCTATAAAACTTGCTAATTTTGGTAAATAATAGATACTTTAAGTATCTAGTAATAACTTAGTAAAAAGCTATGGAATATAACGTACAAAAATTAGCAGATATGGGCAGATTCGAGGACGATCAACTAGCTCATGTTGCAACAGGTGAAATGATCGTACCCCCAGTAATATCGCCAAATACAAGAATGATGATTGAGCAAGATATGCTAAATCAAGGTATGGACCCTAATCAATATATCGTAGGCGGTAATCCCTCTATAAACCCCCGAACAGGCTTACAAGAGTTTTTTATAAAAAAATTATTTAAAAAAATAAAAAAAGTAGTAAAAAAAGTAGCGCCTGTAGCTGGAGCTTTGTTTATACCTGGAGTTGGTGGAGTTTTAGGTAGAGGACTTGGTGCTGTTGGATCTAAATTAGGAATAAAAGCTGGCCTTGGGTCAAAATTTTTAGGGGGTAAAGGATTGTTAGATACAGCTGCGGCTGTGAGAGGCGGTTTAACAGGATTAACTAGATTTGGTAGCGGACAGCAGGAAATTATGATGCCAGAAGAAAATTTTACTATGGTTTCTGGTGGTCAACAAGATTACCAAACAAATCCCTTAGTAGCTGATCTTTTTCAAAAAGGAGTAATAACTTATCAAGAAGGATTTGATGGTATGCCTGGTTTTTTTACAAATGAAGCAGGAGATAAATTTTTTACCCCTCAGCAAGTAGAGGCAGCTTATGCATCCAAACCCACTGGATTAGGTAGATTTTTTCGTAGAGATCCAAAAGATGAAGGCAAAACTCCTCAAATAATTAAAAGTATTGGTGACATATTTGGATTTGGGGGTGGTTCTGGACCTACTGAAACTGGTAGATTTTTTGGTATGAAAACACCCGAAGCTATTAAAGGCATAGAAGATAAAATACGTGATTTTAGTGGTGATAATGCAGGATTAGCATTACTTGCAGGTCTTTACGGGAAGGCAACTAAAGAGGCTGCAGAAAAAACAGCAGGGGGATTACGTGACATACGTTTATCTGTTAGACCAGATTTAATGCCACAACAAACATTTCAAGGCTTTGATGTTGGTGTAAGACCAGGAATGTCTTATGGTGGTGCTTTAGGATACCGACCAAGTATGTCTTATGGTGGTCCTATGGATGAGGATGAATTAGATTTACGTATAGGAGGTCCATCTATTGGTCCTGGCACCGAAACAAGTGACGATATACCTGCTATGTTAAGTGACGGCGAATTTGTTATGACAGCTGCTGCAAATAAAGGATTAGGTGGTTTTAAAATAGAAAAAAACAAAGACAGTCTTACTATTTTTCCCACAGGTAAACCAGACAGAGAACAAGGATTCAAAAACAACGACAAGTTAATGAAGTTTTTTGAAGACTATCAAGATATGATGAGTTAATTATGGGATTAATAAGAGATATAGTACGTAGCAGAAGAGGAATTGAACCTCCTATGGGTAGACCAAGAATGGTACCAAATATACCTGCACCAATACCTCCACTTGAGCCATTTGAAAGATTACCATTTGATGATCCAAGAAATGATTTCATGTCTATACAAAGGATTGAAGATGTTGGTGTTCCAGGCATAACTCCAATAGAACCTGTCATGCCACCTCCAATACCTTTACCTATACCTCCAGTTTTACCACCAAGCATACCAGCCCCAACACCTTTAGAAAAATTACCAATACAAAATTTAAGAGAGCAACAAATATTTGTGCCACCAAGAAATATTGTAGATAGAAATATACCTAGAGATATTTTGCCAACACAACCGCCTGTGGATATGCCTATTATTGAAGATGATTCCATTACAACACCTTTGTCTGTAAATGATTCTGTGCCTTTTGTTCCTCCAATTATGCCTCCAAGTCGTGATGATTTCATGTCTATAGGTGGTCCTGGAGGTAGTTTAACAGACAATAGATTAGTGGACCCAGTTATAACTCCCACAACAACTGCTCCTACTACGCCAGCTGCAGTGGCGGATAATGTAGGGGCAGTACCCCCAACTACAATACCTGCTGATACAAGAGGACAAATTGATCCAGTTTTAGCACAACAAGATACTACTGAAATTTTATCAGATCCATTGTTACGTGCACTTTATTTTGGTACTGCTGATCAACCTGGCTTTATAAATCAATTACAGCAGGCAACACAAAACGTTATGGGAGCAGAGCTACCGTCTACACAATTTGATCCAAGTATGACACAACAATTCTTCAATCCTTTTGAAGATAGAGTCGTACAACAAACCATACAAGATGTTATAGAAGCAGGTGAAAAAAGAGATATCCAACAAAGAGCAAAAGACATACAAACAGGCGGTTTATCAGCTTTTGGCTCAAGAGCTAGGTTGACTGCTGCTGACCGTCAAGAAGCTCTTGGTAGAGGACTTGCTGAAGCTCTAAGCGGTATAAGACAATCAGGCTTTAGTGAAGCACAAAGAACGGCATTAAATCAATTTGGTGATCAATACGCAAGACAAATGGCGCAAATAAACAGACCGATTGATTTGCTTACAACTGTTGGTAGATCTTTGCCTGGATACGGAGCGCAGTCAACAACAATAGAATCAGATTATAGGCTACCTGTAGACCCTTCACAAAGAGGTTTAGGTGCCGCTTTAAGTACATTTACAGCTTTAGCACCAGGCCAAACAACTGATTTATCAAAATTAGGA